CCGTGGCGCGTCGAAGGACCTGCTTCAGCAACTGTCGGACGCAGGCCCGGGCAGTCAGCTCGCGACCATCCTCGGCCAGAGGAACGTCACCACGCAGGACATCGGCAAGCTGAACGGCTTGGTGGCGTCCGGTGGGAAGCTGGCGACCAGCTTCGGCCGCGACATGGCCGACCTGATGTACGACACCGGCAAGCACGCTGGTGAAGGGTTCTTGGCCGGGCTGAAGGCCACGGAGAAAGACCTCCAGAAGCAGATCGACAAGCTCGCCAAGGGCCTGATCGCGGCGATCAAGAAGGCGCTGAAGATCAAGAGCCCGTCGATCGTTATGCGCGACGAGATCGGCAAGAACGTCGTCCTCGGCTGGGTCGCCGGAATGGACATGCACGGCCACCTCGTCGGCGGCGCAGCCCAGCGTCTCGCCGACACCGCGTCCGGCGTGTCCGTGCGCCGCCGCTACGTCCCGACCGCTGCCAGCCAGGGTGGCGCCCGCGAAGACGCGCTGTGGGAGCGGCTTGCAAGCGCACTCGAGCAGCAGGCCAGCCGGGACAGTCACCTCACCGGTGAACTGCGCCTCGACTCCGGCGAACTGCTCGGAGTCATCCAGGGCGCCGTGAAGCCGCAGATCAAGGCCTCCGCGAACATGCAGGCCTACCGGGCCAAGGTCGGGCGGAGGAGCGGCGGATGACCATCTCGTATGTCGGGGCCGGCGCCTCAGCCAGCGGCACCACCAGCGTCACCCTGGCATACCCAGCCGGCGCCACCGCGGGCCGGCTCGCCGTGCTGCAGGTGATGTCCGGCGGGAGCGGGGACCCGATGCCCTCGACCCCGTCCGGGTGGACGCTGGCTGGCTCCCTCACTGGAGGCGGCGGCGCCTTCGGTTCCGGCATCGGTCCTCGGCGCCTGACCTGGTTCATGCGGGAACTCGTCGGCAGCGACTCCACCCCCAGCACGTCCATTCCGTCCAGCACGGGCTCGGTGATCGGCGGGGAGATCTTTGTGCTCTCCCGCACGGCCGGGACCGGCTGGCGGTGGGCCGCAGCCTTCGGCGAGGACACCGTCTCGGGCACTGGGTTCAGCGCGCCCGGGCAGTCCGGGCTCACCTTCACCGCTGGGGACTTCATCGCCCTCGGCTACAGCCTCGCCCTGAGCACGTCGTCGATCGGCACCGAAAGCGCCACCGCGTCTGGCGTCACGTTCGGCGCCTTCACCCACCAGATCAACGTCAGCGTTGCGACGGGCAACGGCGGCAGGCTCGGCATGGCATGGGCCACCGTCACCACCGGGGCCAGCACGCCCACGCCGACCGTTACCGCCACGCTGAGCGCCGCCACGATCGGTGTGGCAGGAGTGCTGCGTATCCGCGAAGCCAGCTCGGACGTCAACGCGACCGCGCAGTCCGTTTTCCCGCCCCGCAACCTGGTGTCGGCGACGGGACTGACCGGCGACGACATCGTCACGGCGACCCTGTACCGGCAGGTCGACACCACGCTTACGCCGGTGCGCGCGGCCAGCGGCATCGACGTGACTGGGCAGGCTTCGCTCCTGCGGGTGGATGCAGAGCAGCCGTTCGGGATCAGCGTGAACTACGCGGCCGTCCTCACCGACGTCAACGGCACCCAGTGGACGGTCTTCTCGGGGCCGATCACTTCAACCGTGGACAGCGACGTCGTGTCCGACGCGATCCGCGGCGTCGGCGCCGCCGTGAAGATCGAGAGTCCGCTGGAGTGGAAGCGAGACCGCGACAGCAGCCAGTTCAACATCAACGGCCGGATCGTCGTCGTGGGCAAGCCGCGGTCGTCCCGGTCCGGCGCGCTCACTGTCCGCACGGAAACCGATGATGACGGCGACGCGATGAACGAGCTGTTGGACAGTGCGACCGAGGGCACCATCCTCGTGCGCAAGCAGGTATCGCTGTCCCGTCTCGACGGCACGTACTCCCTGATTGACGACACCGAGAGCCCGAACTGGTACGACGAATTCCGCTGGTTCGCCTTGAACGTCGTCAAGTCGGACGACTGGCCGGACGTGATGGAAGCCGCAGGTTTCACCCTCCAGGACATCGCGAACAACTTCTCGATCCTTAGCGACATCAGCGCGTTCTTCACCGGCACTTTGCTGTCCATCGCCCAGTACGACTTTGGACCCTGACATGCTCGATATGTCGACCACCGCGCTCGCCGTCGTCCAAGGCTCGTACACCATGGACATCCGCGCCGAGTCCTGGCTCGGCGGCCTGCTGCTCGCCGACAGCATCCCGATCTCCGACGGCGGCGAGAACCGCGACCGCTCCCTGGCCGTCCCCGAACAGATCACCCTCACCGTGCCCCGCCGCGACGGCGGCTTCGACTGGGACCCCGGCACCGACCCGGCGCACCCGCTCGCCGCATACGGGCAGATGCTCCGCATCGACTACGGCGTCGACGTCGGCGGCCACATGGAGTGGATCAATAGGGGTTGGTTCCTCATCACCGAAAGCTCGACCGACGGCGACACCGTGTCCGTCAGCTGCCAGGGCCTGCTGACGCTCATCGCCGAGGCCAACCTCATCTCGCCGTTCCAGCCGTCCAGCAGCGACACCCTCGTCTCCGTGATCCGCGCGCTCGTCGAGCCCGCCCTCACCGTGTCGTTCGACGGAACACTCGTCGACCGGGCCGTACCGCTCGGCATGCAGTGGGACAGCGACCGGCTCGGAGCCGTCACCGAAGTCCTCACCGCGTGGGGAGCGGCCGAACGGGTCACCGAAGACGGCTACCTCCTCATCGAACCCGTCAGCGACGCCGGGGCATCCGTCCTGTCCATCAGCGACGACCCGGAGACCGGCACCGTCGTCCGCTGGCAGGGCAACACCACCAGAGACGGCGCCTTCAACGTCGTCGTCGCCCAAGGCGAGGACGCGTCCGGCAACCAGATCCAGGGCGTCGCCTACGACTCGGACGGCACCAGCCCCTATCAGTACGGCGGTTCCTTCAACCCGCTGCCCGTGCCGTTCCCGTACCAGTCGTCACTCCTCGCGACCGTCACCCAGTGCCGGACCACGGCCGCCGCCCAGCTGAAGCTGCTGCGCCGGCAGGCCTTCCGGAAACTCCAGGTCACGATGGTTCCGCACCCCGGCCTGGTCACCGGCGACATCGTGTCCGTCACCGGCGCCGGCCTCACCAGCGCCCGCTGCGCGATCGAGTCCCTGTCGCTGCCCTACTCGCCTGGCGAGCAGAGTCTGACCGTCCGAGTGCTGTAGGGGGAGCGGATGCCCGACTTCGCCGATACTCGCGTCTCGCTCGCCGGAACAGGAGTCGTGCGCGGCATCGCACAGACCGCCGTCACCTCGAACGCCTGCCTGGTCACCGTCGGCGGGATCACTGTCACCGCCCGGGTCGCGACCGGCCTGACCGTGACAGCCGGCTCGATCCTGCTGATGGCCCGGCTCGGCAGCCTCTACTACGTCACCAGCGTCATCCCGGCCGCGCCGACATCAACGCCGGCGACACCGCCCCCGGCCGACAGTGCACCCCCGGACACCGGGGACCCACCCCCGCCGCCCAAGCCCCTCACCCGGACCGGCACCCTGACGTGCGTACCGACGGCCACCGCCTGCTACCGCGACGGCAGTTGGCGCTCCGACGGCGACCCGACGAACTCGTTCGATCTCTTCCAGGGGCGGTACGGCGGCAGCAGCTACGGCCGGAACACCGGCGCCGCGTTCTACGGCTCCAAGCCGCACACGCTGAGCGGCGCCACCTGCACCAAGGCCACGGTGAAGATCAAGCGCCTGAGCGCCGGCGACTTCTCCGCGCGGTCAGCCACGCTGCGTCTCGTCTCGCAAACCAGCCGACCAGGCGGCGCCCCCACTCTCAACGAGTCCACCGGCGGCCCCAGCTTGAAGATCAACGACTCAACCACGTTCACGCTGCCGACGAGCTGGGGTCAGGCCATGATCGACGGCACCCGCGGAGGCATCGCCATCAGCATCGGCAGCGACGACCCGTACATCCAACTCGCAGGCCGCGGCTCCTGGTCCGCCGCCATGACCCTCGCAATCTCCTGGAGGCGCACCTCATGACCGCCAACACCTCCAAGGGCATCACCTATCCACAGTCCACGGACCACACCCGACTATGGGAGCACTACCAAACCCTGGCGACGACCGCCGATGCGATCATCATCGGCAACAAGGACGTGCAAGTTTTCACCAGCTCTGGCACGTGGACGCGGCCCGCGAACGCGATCCTCGTCGACGTCCAGGTGCAGGCTGCTGGCGGCGGCTCGGGGGGCTGCGCGGCCACCATCTCTGGCCAGGCATCCTGTGCACCGGGCGGCGGCGGTGGCGAGTACGCCAGGGGTGTCTTCCTGCCTGCGACGGTCGGCGCGAGCGTGGCCGTCACCGTCGGCGCGGGAGGCGCGGGAGGCACTGCTGGAGCGAACACAGGCACCACCGGTGGCACCAGCTCCTTCGGCGCGCTCATCACCTGCAACGGCGGCGTCGGCGCGCAGGGCGGCACCGCTACGTCGACAGCCGTCAGCCTGGGCGCGGGAAACGGCGGCAGCGGCGGCACCGGCGGGGACATCCACATCAACGGGGGCGACGGCGGCAATGGCCAGGTGCTCTCCGCCACCCCGCTGAAGTTCAACTCGGGCGGCAACGCCCACCTCGCAAGCACCACGCGAGCCTCCGGAATCGCTGCGACGACAACCGGTGGCTTCGCCGGCTACCCCTACGGCGGCGGAGGATCCGGCCCCTCCAACGGCGCCTCGCAGAGCGCGGTCGCCGGGTCCGCGGGTGCTGGCGGCGTCGTCATCGTGACCACCTACACCGCATAGGAGCACCATGCCCCTCGACCCGCCTCAGACGTCCACCAGTGACACCACCTGGATCATCAACGGCAAGTACAGCGCCCAGTCGGCCACGTCCTTCCAGCTGACCATCACGACTGAGGGCGGCTCCGGCGCCGAGGCCGAAGGCGACGCTTTCCACCAGCAGCTCGTCGACATCCTCACCGCCCACTTCCCCGGCGTCGTGGGGACCAAGGGCTACACCTCGTTCACGAGCCGCACGATGCAGCCGTCCTGACCTCGTCAGACCCCAACCACTCAGCCCCTTCCGGGGCCCACTTGATGCCCGGGAGGGGCTTTGACTTTCACCTTTCACGGCGGGAAGCTGCCCGCTCAGCCAGCCAGACCGCAGTTGAAACTGTCCGCGGTCCTGCGTGAACGGCTGGCGATACCGCCCGCCGCCATGGACTGGCAGGACGACCGGATCGTCTGGCCGATGTACGGCAATGACCAGGTCGGAGACTGCACGTGCGCGGGCGTCGGCCACCTCGTCAACCAGCTCACCTACTACGGCACGGGCGCCGAGGTGGAGCCCGCAGAGTCGTCGGTGCTCGGCATGTACTCGGCGATCACCGGCTACAACCCGGCCAAGCCAGCCTCGGACACCGGCGCCTACTGCCAAGACGTCCTCGCCTACTGGCGAAAGACCGGCCTCGAAGGCCACAAGATCACGGCCTACGCGTCGCTCGACGTCTCGAACCTCGTCGAGGTCAAGCAGGCCATCGCACTGTTCGGGACCGTCTACGTCGGGCTCAGCTTCCCTGACAGCGCGATGAAGCAGTTCGACAACGACCGGCCGTGGGACGTCGTCCGCGGCGCCCGGATCGAAGGCGGCCATTGCGTCATCGTCGGCGCCTACGGCAACGGCAAGCTCGGCCTCGTCACCTGGGGTGCCGAGACCACGATGACCGAGGCGTTCTGGAAGAAGTACGTCGACGAAGCGTGGGTCGTCCTCGACGCCGACGGGCTGACGAAGGCCGCCGCGTACTTCACCGGCGCCGCCTCCTTCTACGCGCTCGGCCAGCAGTTCGCCGCGCTCACGGGCGAGTCGAACCCGATCCCCACACCCAAGCCGACACCGACTCCCTCGGACATCGACAAGAGCTTCGCCACGGCTGCCCACGCGTGGCTCACATCGAAGGGGCTGTGACCATGGTCGACCTGTGGATGCCCGGCGCCGCCCGGCACGCCGTCGGGAACACCGGCGCGATGAACGGCGGTCCTGCCCGCGCTGTCTGGCACATCACCAGCAACGAGCACGACTGGACGTTCAAGAACGAACTCGGCTGGTTCACCGGCGGCGGCGCCAGCGTTGCCCCGCACCTGCTGTACGACCCGTTCACTGGGGAAATCGCGCAGATGTTCCCGGCCGATTCGAGGTCGCTGTCTCTGCAGAACGACGGCGCCGTCAAGACCAACAGGACCGGCCGGTACTGCATCCAGATCGAGACGGTATTCACCGCGAACGAGACCGTCGGCGGCAAGCGCTACGCGACCGTCCGCGACACCCCGTGCAAGAACCTCGACGGCATCATGGCGTGGCTGCGGAGCCTCGGCATCCCGGACGTCTGGCCCGGCGGCGCCCCGACCGGCTTCGTCCGTGACACCGTCTCCGCCGACATGTGGCAGAACGCGGGCGGTCACTACGGGCACCATCAGGTCCGGGGCAACAGCCATGTCGATCCGGGGCCGATGCCGGATCTTTTCACCCACGCCCCGGTCACCCCGCCCAAGCCGGTCCCGAAGCCGTCGGTCTCCCTCGCGCACGTCATCTACGCCGCGCAGCACGACCCGGCCGCCGCGCAGGGCCACACCAGCTACCGGGCCGAAGTCCTGCTCGTCGAGAAGGCCCTCCAGAAGGAGGGGCTCCTGTCGAGCCAGTACGTCGACGGCAGCTTCGGAACCAAGACCGTCGACGCCTACAAGGCGTGGCAGCAGCATCTCGGCTACAGCGGGTCCGGCGCCGACGGCATACCCGGCAAGACCTCTCTGTCGAAGCTCGCCGCACGGCACGGCTTCACCGTCACCGACTGACCCTGAAGAAACGAGTCCATCATGAAGATATTCGGCAGGGAACCGGTCGCGATCCTCGCGGCGGTCGCGATCATCCTCAAGCTCGGCGCCGCCTACGGGCTCGACGTCAGCGACGACCAGCAGACCCTCATCAACACCGTGCTCGCCTGCGCCGTCGCCGTCGCCTCCGCGATCATCCTGAAGAACGGCGCCGCCTACGCGGCCATCCTCCAGTTCTCCCAGGCAGCCCTCGCCCTGTTCGCCGGCTTCGGCCTGGACCTGTCGGCGCAGCAGCAGGCCGGATGGATGTCGCTCGTCGCCGCAGTACTGGCCGTCATCGAGCACCCGGCAGTCACTGCACCCGTACCCGCCCTGGCCATCGAAACGTCCAGCCCCATAAAGACCGGACCGCAGGGCATCTGATCGGAGCAGCACCGTGGCCGACGAGCCGACACTCGGCGAGGTCGCCAGACGCCTCGAGGCCATCCATGTCGACCTCAAGGAAGACCTCCGCGAGTACGGCACACGGCTCGACAAGAAAGTCTCCGTCGAACGGTACGAGCTCGAACGACGTGCCGCCGACGAGGTACACCGGCAGGTCATCGAGAGGATCGTCGCGATCGAGGCGGAACGCCTGCAGGAGCTGCGGGACGCCGAGGTAGACCGGCGGAAACGGCAGGATGAGCGGCGCGCAGACCGCCGCCTCGTGTTCTCCTGCCTCGCCGCCCCGGTCCTCCTCCTGCTCCTGCAGGCCTATCTGGCAGCGAGGGGAGCAGGAACGTGAAGGGCCACCGCAGTCGGGAGCAGATACAGCGCCGACGGGACGTCACCTACGGCGTGCTGGTCCTGTTCGGGGTCGTCCTGTTCACGCTGCTCGTTCTCTGGCTGCAGGAACTCAACCACAACCTGCGGACCGCCAACGACGCGCGGGATGCCCTGGCACGGCAGGTGCAGCAGTTGGGGCACAAGCCGGTAGGCGGACCGCCAGGCAGCCGAGGCGAGCCGGGCAAGAGCATCGTCGGCCCCCAGGGACCGAAAGGCGACACCGGCGAACCCGGACCCGTCGGACCGATCGGACCCGCCGGCGCGCCAGGAAAGAACGGCATCAACGGCACCAACGGCGTCGGAACGCCCGGAATCGCAGGCGCCAACGGTGCCGCCGGCCAGCAAGGAGACCGCGGCGAAACCGGAGCCACCGGACCGCAAGGCCCACAAGGCGACACCGGGCCGGCAGGACCGCAAGGCGACAAGGGCGAGAAAGGCGAGAAGGGCGATCCCGGGCCGGCATGCCCCGACGGCTACAGCCTCCAGGCCCCGGCCTATGATCCGGACGCTCTCGTCTGCCGCAAGGACGGCGCACCGCAGCCCTCAGAGAAGAAGGGCCTACTCGGCTAGGAGCCACCATGGATGAAGACCCTCCGCCGTTCTGGCTGTCGCCGCGGCCGTTCCTCGAACCCGACCTGCCGCCCCCGCCCGACGACGAGACCGAGTGACAGCGCCCCCGCAGCTTCGGCTGCGGGGGCGTTCTGCTGTGTCCGCAAACGAACGAATGATGGGCGGTCGGCAAGCAACTCCGTTCCCGCAGGACAGTTTTGACGGAAACTCGTGTCCTTAACTATGTAGCGCAAACGCTCTTCAATCGATACGCTACACCTATGA